GGCAAAGTCGGCAGTAGTTGAGCCACTTAAAAATAAAAAGGTGGTGCCGACAATCGAGGAAGCCACCGATGCTGTTGCGTTTGTCGGTCTATAACCAGCAGACATTGTTTCGTAGTTGGTTGCTGCGTTTGCGCCACCGACACGATTTTGGTAGTAAATGGATTGTGTCGTAGAGGCACCAGTGAGTCGGAACACAATTTGATACTGGTCATAGTCGGCGTTGAACACATTATCCATCAGGATTTCTGATGCACTTGCAACTGTGGTTGTTTTAATAAGCCACGAGCCGACAGCGTTCATATCGACAGCGCGTAGAACCTCGCCTGCGCTAAAACTTGGATAAGTCACTAGAGCCCCAATCTGTTTTGGTCTAATACGCCGAATGACGCACTATCGAGTATAAATGACGGCCCAAAGGAAGGCGAGAGATAGCACTGCACTGAGGCGTAATCGTCATAGAAGGAAGTGTTCACACCAATAATGTTGCCGATACCGCTGGTGCCTCTAAATGCCACTGTGACTGGCTGGCCGATTACAGCGTTAGCAAGTGCGCCCTCTGGAATCTGTGCCAGGGCAGTGCAGGTAGGCGCAGCCTTAGTGTCAGTGGTGATGCTGTAGGGCGCTGGGGCAAGTTCACCGGACAGCAAGTTATAGAGATAAGCGCTCAGGTTATTTGCGTCAGCTTCTGAAAAACTGTAGGTCTTATAGAGCAAAGCATTAAATGGCGCTGTGCCCTGGGTTGTCTGATTAGCCAAGCCTTCTGGCTCTACCTCGACATAGTTAAAAGTGTTTTGCACTGATGACAAATACTCGAGCGCTGTGTATTTGTAGGGGCTTCCAGTGTCTGTAAAGGCAATGGTGTTATAGACCTTCCCAATGGGGTAATGGGTATAGCCGAGCTTGTTTGCAGACCTAGCGGTCTTGTAATCGTCTAGGACTAGTTGCCCAGTGTTTAGCAATTGGTTTACAGCCTCAAGCAGTGGGCCTGTATAGCTTTGAGATGAAGCTTCAATAGTGTTGGTAGCAAAAGTGCCCACCTGCAGATTTTGACTGTCTAACAGGGGCTGAAGGATGCCACCTACATTGGTTGACAACCAGCCGATGTTGTCCAGCTGTGCTGTGCCTGCTACGCCAGTTGCACCAGCTGCGCTAATCGTTAAACGGTCACCAGGCGTGGCCCCGCTTACATTGTTGTAAGGAAAGTCATAGGAACGCTGAACATCAGTAATTTGTCCCTGGAAGTAGCACACTGAGGCGTCAGTATTTGTAGCCCTAACATCGATGAACTGCCCCACATTGAAAGTGGTATTTACTGTGGGGATTATCTGAATTGTTGCTGAGGTCTGCGAAATAGGGTCTTGGAATCTTTGGCGCCCTCTGCTGATGTTGACCGATTGAACCCCTGACATGGTTAACCAACTGGCTGTGCCAGCGTTGTAATAGTTAACGGTAGGGGGCGTGTAGGTCATTAGTTAGAGACTCGAATAGGTACAGAGCCGTTTAGCTGCATGTAGCGCCTAAGCGCGTTAACTACTTGCTGAGGGTCTCCGCCGTTCACATGAATGGTGACATTGTTACCGCCCATTGAGTCCATCTTTGACAATGGGATAACTGCCTCTGGGCCCGCCTCGCCAATCATGGCAAGCGTAGGGCTGTTGACGATTCCGCCCTCAGCAAGCATAGGGATATTAGGGACATCAAAGCCTTTACCGCCAAAGCCAGGCACCCAGCCAGGCACCTTAAAAGACAGTTTGCCCACAGTGTTATTCCAAAGGCTGGCAATGCCATTGAAAATGGTTTTATAGAAGCCGAGCACTGTAGAAAAGTAACCCTTAATTAGGTCAATAGAGCCAGATACTGCACCGGTAATGAATTTAAAAACAGAGTCGACTACAGCTCTGAAGCCGTCAAATTTCTTGTATGCAATGACCAAAGCGGCCACAAGCGCCACCACGCCAATAATGATGAGCGTTATCGGGTTGAGAGCCATCACAGCGTTAAAGGCAGCCTGCACAGCCGTAAAGGCTGTAGTAGCTGCAGCCCAGGCTGTCATAGCGCCATTGACTAGAACTATGGCAGCTGCAATGCCACCAATAACGCCAGCAACAATAAGAAAAGCGCCAGTGTTTTTAGAAGCCCAGTCACCCATTTTTGTTAGGAAAGGCAGCACCTTTTCAATAATTGGCAGGAGCGCTGCGCCGATACTTTCTTTAGTTTCGTCAAGTGAAACTTTTAGGCGCTGAAATTGTCCCTCTGCCGTGTTTGCTTTGGTAGATGCAGCACCGCCAAAAGTATCGGCCAGCACACTCATAGCGCCTTCAGCGTCTAGGCCGCCTTTTATCAGGTCTTTAAGTTTCGGGTCTAACTTGGCAAGCGCTTTAGTGTTGCCACCATACGCTTTAGCAAGTGCATCACTGACTGCAGATAAGGGCTTACCTGTCGCCGCCGCAATGTCCATAGCGAGAGCGGCGCCTTGCTGGGCCTTCTCAAGTGAGCCTGTCTGCGTGGCAAGTTTCGCAATCGCAGGCCTCAAGTCACTATCGGTCACGCCGAGTAACTTGCCTTGCGTACTAATCCAGTCCTCATTTGCCTTAATCTGGGCATCAGTGGCAGCAGTGTTATTCTTCAGCGCTTTGCTGAGAAGCTCCTGTGCGGCTGCATCTTCAACTGCGCCTTTTCCCGCGTCAAACAATGCAGCGCCCAGAGCGCCCACAGCTGCAGCGGCAGGCAGAAACGCTTTCTTCATGACAAAGCCCGCCTTAGCGGTAGCGCCCTCTAAAGATGCAAACTCTTTCTTAGCCTTCTCAATCCCTTTGGAATTGAACTCAGAGATGATGGGAATAAATACGGCCATTACTGCACCAGGTTCCTATTAACGCTTTTCAGCACTTCTTCAATGGCCTTAAGTATGTCTTGTGTTGCCTGGCCATAAATAAATTTGGCTTCACGCCACATACCACGCTGAGCCCTGCCGTAGTAGGCATTCAGATTGCGCACAAAAACAGAGCTTGAATCCCGCAAGCCTGCAATGTCAAAAATTGCCCCGCCAGCGTTTTTCTGTATCAGCGTCACAAGTGGAATAGTTCCCTTGACTGAGCGCCCGCCTACCTGGATAGTTACGCCCTTGCGCACTTTCGTAGGGTCATAGGAAAGCCTGCCAGCGCTCTTACGGCCAGGAGCCATACCAGAAAGCGGAGCCTTGTCCGGGTAAGTAGCTGCAACTCGATTAACCATCTCATTACCTGAAGCCTTAATTTTGTTTACCGCTTGAAACTTGGTTTTAGAGTCAAGTTTATTGAGCTCAGCCAGCGCCGCCTTCAGGCCGTAAATTTCTGTGCTGGCGCTTACGCTCATTTAGTTTTCTTCCTTGACTCGTTAATAATACTAATGCAGGTATTCAAGTCAGGAATGTCAAAGGGGATGTCAGGCGGCCAATACCCGCACTCGACTAGCAGAGATGCTAGGGAATGTCGGTAAGTGCCGCCTCGATAGGGTTTGCATCCTCCTGGTCAATCACCTCAAGTGACACCAGTTGCTTAATGAAGTCATCGAGCATGAGAGGGATGCCATGAATACCGGCAAGCTTGGCGGCCTCGTGAGCCATAAAGGCTAAGTCCTCCATGCCGATACCATCGGCAAGCTGTGAGGCTTTGCGCTTGTATTTGCGTTCCCAGTTGACAATTACCATGAGGTTTGTTTTGACAACTTCTGGGCCGTTGCCCAGGTCTATTTGCATTGTTAGCTGCATTGTCGGCTGCTTTCTTTTTGGGGTTTAAGGCGCTGTGATGTCGCGCGTAACAGTTCCACCCTGGAAGGTGGCCTCAATCATTGAGAGCTCACCGTAGGTGCCATTGATGGGCTGAAACGATGCAAGGAAAGCATTTACGATTGTGTACTCAGGGTTAGAAGATGATTCGGCAGCGCCTGCAGGTGAGATGGTGATTTCTGTAGTGCCATCGCCGAGCAAGTCAAAGAGGGTGGCTTCCACAGAGGATGCGCCGTAAGAGGCGTAGCAGGTTAAGACCACTTCGCAGGATTGAAGGCCTTTAACGAACACATGGCTAGAATCTCCAAAGCTCGTGCTTTCCAATGCGTCATAGCCCACTGTAATTGCCGCCGCTGAGGTTACTGCAGTGACATCGACCTTGGCACCGCCAGTGGTTGGCGCCAGGTTTACTGTTGGATTCGTGAGGTATGTAGTTGAGCTGGTAGCCATGTTTTAACTCCTAGGTATTAGGTGAGTCGGGGCACCTGTGCTGTGTAGATTATTGCAGATTTTTACGGTCTTTGTGTGCATCACAGATTTTGTGATTGCATTCTGATACTGAGGTCATATGCGGGGAAATCTTGGCCACCGATTGAGGCCAGAGCTGGGGTGCCGCTATTTACGCCTACATTCTTGCCGAGCAATGATGCTGAGATAGCAAGCAAGGGGCGCAGCGTGTCCAGGTTGCCTGGGCCAATGCCAATAATGCGCACTGGGAAAGTCATAGTAACTATGTGGTCATTGAGCGCCTCGAAGGATGGCGCGTCAATAAAACAACAGTTGCTGTTTAGGTTCCTGGGGTCTGTTACAACTCTGAGCCCTGTGATGGTTGCCAGCGTGGTTGCCAGGTCATCTATGGCCTCGTTAAAAAGGTCTGTATAAGCCATTAGGCAACCTGGGGGCGGTCAATGCCTAGAAGCTGCTTCACCATTGGCGTAAATGCGTTAGTGGTGATGGCTTGGCCCATTGAGTCAAAGCTTGCGAATTGGTCAATACTGCCACGCTGTCTGTAATAGGCACCGGCAAGCATGATGGTACCGAGGGTGACATCTCCTGAGGGAGAAGTAGCGAGCGCGTCAAAGTAGCCCGCCTCCTGCCTGCGCCGATAGGCAACCTGATTACCAGCAGAAACGCACTGAGCTAAAAATGTGCTCTCATCGTTTGTAAGGCTCGTCAATCCGAGCCAGAGTTGTACTTGCGCGCTAGTTACCCAGGTGCAGGTCTGCGTATAAACCAGAGAACCTGGAGGAATTGCAGCGCTTCTGTCTAGGTCTGCATCCTCATCATAAAACATGACCTGATTAGGTAAAGGCTGGTTTGCATCTAAAAGAATGTTGCCTTCAGTATCAGTGCCCGTGTAAAGGTACTGGGGCAGGGCATAAACAGTATGTGTACCGTTCAGCCCATGCCCTAACCCGCTCAGGGTGATGGATTCACCGAGAGCTATATCTGTGTTTTCCAGTGTCTGAACTACTGCGTAGTTATCTAAACGCTGGTGAAAAATAACGCTGTAGGTAGCCATAGCGGTAACCCGCCTTTCTGACTAGGCCTGTGTAATCTTGCGAATCATTCCTGGAATTGCAGCGAATGTTGAAACATAGCCGTGGAAGCTCATGTTACGGCCCAGCACTGAAGGCTGTTCTACTGACATGAGGCCACGAATTGATTCGTAGTATTCGTAGGCATCTCCCTGACCTTGACCAACTCGAGTGATAATCATTGTCTTAGCGGCAAAGTTGCTATCTACTACAAGCTGCAATCCGAGTGGGGTGCCATTCCAAGAGGAAGCCTGTGCGCTTCCAAGTGCATTCTGGCCGGTCAATCCTGCGCCAA